AACTTTCTCCAGCAGGTAACGTCAACATAGGTTGTGTCTCCGTCTTTCCATTGCCCATCTGTATCTTTGATTCTTTCGTTACTTGCAACTCGCAACTTAGCGAGGCTATGACCTCCGGCATTCTTTGATTCTGGATCTGCCACAAGGTTTCCAATTACGGTAATCATACTCATTTACTTACTCCTTTTCCTCTAACCTTTTTATTTGACGGAATACTATTTCCCGTATCTATTACGGGGTCAAGTGTTACATTCACATCAAAGCTCCTAATTATTGTTCTTATCTTGTTTAAATATGTTATGCAGTCAAGCCTTTCTTTTTCATTGTAATACTCCCATTGGCTTTCGTAAAAACGAATTCCAAGGTATGGGTGCTTTCCCATATCGTACACAACTATATCAATCGTGAACTCATGCGGTGGTCTTACTGAACGCACCGCTGTTTTCATCTGCTCAGTATATATCATGACTTATCCATTGTCAAGGATTCCCAAACATCAAACCATTCACTCTTTCCTTTATGATTATTAAACTCTTTTGAAATTTTCCCTTTCTCAAAAAATACCCCGCCCCAGAGTCCCCACTCTTGTCTGCTAATGGCATTCATTAAGCACTCTCTACGGACAGGACACTTGGAACACAAGGCGTCTATAGCCGGACGAATCTCTGGGTCTTCTTCATACTTATCAAAAAAAAGATTTGTATCTAAATTTAAACATTTTGCATCTTTGCTCCAGTCTGACCTAGCCACAACTATCCCACCGAATTCGGTATGTTCCAGCCATTTGCTGAGCAAGGGTACACGGTTCTTGAGTACCATTTGCCATTCTGTTTATTGAATGATCCAGTCGATAGAAACTCAGAGTCGTCCTTTTGGACATGGTACACAACATCCCACCCGTCCCAAGATAGCGTATTGCTTGAGTTAACTATTTTTTCCATTTCTTGGATATCAGTTACTATCATTTTCTATTGCCTTTCCCGTGGTTACATAAACAAATATTGCCATGGCAATCTCCAAACCAGCTATTAAAATAAAACCAATTTGACCAGTATATATTCCATACCAGAGAGTTGCCCCGACATTGAAAGCCCAAAAGAAGGCCAGAAAAAGAAACTTAATTACAGATGGATTTCTAAAAATTGATAAATACACGGTAAGGTATAGACAGGCAGTTGAAAAAAATAGGATTAAAGAGCAAGTCTCTAGTGTCACGGTTCCTCCATTGTATAAATAACTTTCTTTATGCCTGATAATTTTATCAGTTTTTCACAAACAAAGCAAGGCGTACTATTCCTATCAAGACCTTGGCGATTGACTCTGGCTATATACAGCACAGCGCCCTTACAGTGAGTGCCAGCCTCCTTAATTGCTATCTGTTCAGCATGGCGAGAGCAATGTATTTTCACAAGATCCTCTGGAATGTTGTTTGGATGGTTCTTATACTTATTAAAACCAGTGCCAACAACTCTTCCAGACTTAACAACAACAGCCCCGTGCTTTTTCTTTTCCTGAGACTTCTCAGCAAAGTAACGGGCTATATTTAAAAATGCAACATCTTTTCTACTTAGCATTAAACTCTAAAAATTCCTATCTCTTTTCCAGATAGCTCTGCCTCAACTACTAATCTAGATGAGGGCTCTTTCCTTAAACTAAAGAATGCCAGGTATCCAACAGAATTAATGTTGTCTGACACAAATGAATGTGGAACTTTTTTAAAATTAATCTTAAATCCCTTTTGTTTTAAATAGTTTTCTGCAGAATTGCAAAATGCAGCAGTAAAACTATTTATCTTATGAGGTCCAACAGACCAAACATCAATGACGTTACCTCCAGTTTGTTGGGACAGGGCTACACCCATTGCACGCATAAAGGTTTCATAATCATCAAACTTCTTTGTTCCTTCTACTACGATTATCATTTTACGCCTTTTCTAGTTGTTCGATTACGTCAAACATTTCAGATGGCAGCAGCCCTGAATTAAGCTGGTCTACCCTAGAACCTTGTTTAACATCTATTGATGAGTTGTTGTATGGAGCCACCATAATGTATCCACTTTCTTTCCAATAAGCCTTACCCTTGTAAACATAGATTGGAATTATATCTATGGTTTCCTCCGGAGCTTCGTTGCCTTTTCGGGATCGAAACAAGAAGATTGAAAACAAAGTTATTTGGATTAAAGCAATGGGCACCCAGATAATGAATTCAATTCTCATCTTTAGTTCCCCTTTATGCTGTCTAGAATCTTAAGAAGTCTATTTAACTCCCTTTGGTTTAATAAGTGGGCATCAATGGCCTTTGCATTTTCATTATTGATATATCCATCTACAATATCTGTTTCATAGAATATATTTTCATGAACCCAATAAGCTTTTTTACCAATGATTGCTACTCTTACGGTATTCTTTTTTCTTATCTTTTCTAGTTGACTTTTCATAGTATCTCCATCAAAAGAGGCTTCTAGATCATGAACTTTCAGATCCTTTTCCATTTGTTTGTTCTGCGGAGTGTGTATGTTCGACTCTCTCTCTAAGGCTTCTAACCACGGCTTCAGATTTAATTTGATACTGAACAAAATCATACTCCAGCTTACTACACTTGTTGCGGTAATAGTCAACCAAAGTCTGTAGGGTACCATTTTCCAGTTCATCCATAACATCTCCTTTACTATGAATTACATGATATCGTCTTTATGTTATTATGTCAAGTTCTTTCTAAATGAGAATGGTGTATCTATCCATGTAGTATGCTCTTTCCTGTGGGGCAAGGCTCATGGCTTATTGTGCACCATTGCATGGGCAGTCATTCCCGCAAGTGCATTCCTCTTTTGAAGATTCTTTTTCCTTGTTATCAAGGGACTTGTTAAATGTATTTGTAAACACAATTAATTATATCATTTCATTTGATGGTTTATAGTATTCCAAACCCGCTAAGAAAATCTTTTATTTCCTCAGTCATTTTTGGCTTTTCTAGTTCTGCTACAAGCTCTCTATTGTTATCTGCTTTAAATGAGGACCAGGTATGTATTTCTATTTCCCCCATGACTTCCCTTCTGGATCTGCTGATGGAGTTGTATATGGACCCACACATGGCATCTGAAAGGTCTTTGCCGCCCTTTCTTGGGTGATCAACTCTGTTGTTTGACATGACCCTGAGTTCCAAAAGCTCAGTTAAAAGAATGTCTATGTGTGGTCCAATAACTCTTTCTTCATAAAACAACATCGCCAAGTCCTCGTAGTGCTTCTTAGCAACAGAAAGAGTTTCAGTTGGTATTCCAACACTCTTGAGATCCCTTTGAATGTCAAAAGAATTCCAGCGGTCAAAGGTAACAAGTCCAAGACTAAACCCACTTCGCCTCAAGTCAATGATCCAGTTCTTTACTTCAGAGAGGTCTACTGGACCTTCCTTGCGTGGCTCCCACCAAACAATAGCATCAACAATAACGAATGGAACAACTTGAGTGTAGTCATTAAACGATTTTACCTCTACCCACTTGTCTACATGGCTTATGGCTACAGCACACTTGTCATGCTTTTGGGCAAGGTCTGCGTGAACAAAGTATGTAACGTTGGGGTCCGGACTAAAGTTTATGTCAAATCTTTTAGAACTATCTATTGGGTTTCTTATTGATAGAGCCTTTTCTATCTTGTCTCTTGATCTGAAGAACGCATCACTAGAGGTAGTGGGCATACATGCAAATCTCATTAAAGCATCTGCTGGTTCTGTATAGAATGCAATCTTAAAATCTTCAATGCTTCTGGTAGGATTTATTTCCCATGTTGGTCTCTTTAATGCAAAAACCTTGGGGTACCTATAAGAAATAATATCATCCTCTTCCCATTCAATGTCAAAGGTATTTGACACATCATCCTCTGGAAGATCTGGATTTAAAACAAACTTATGTGATCTATATGTTATTTCTTTGTCTGCTATAACCGCGTCATATCTTTTTGTTATAAAGTCTCCCTTAAATCGGGGAAAAGAAAGTAACACAACCTTTCCGTAGTCTGGAAATCTTGAATCAACAGACCCCCTAAAAGCTCTATACATGTTCTCGCCAGTCTTTCCCTGATCATTTCCAGATGCAGAGTCGGATGCAAATCCAGATATCTCATCAAGGATTGCCATGATTAGGTTCAGTCCCTCATGGGACTCTCTTTCAGAGTGGCCAGAGTAAACAGTTACGGCTTTTTCAAATTCTATTCCATCTACCTTTGCATTATATTTTCCAGCAAACCATGGGCAATTGTCAATCTTTGTTCTTAATCCTTTATAGAAAACGTTCTTTGATTGCTGGGCATTGACTGCCACATTCATAATATCTATGGCATCCCCCGGTGGTTTTCCAAAGTATCTAGCGGGGTCTTTCAGGCAAAGAAGTTTATAAACAACATAGGCGCATCCAATTGTTGAAGAGTGGTCCTTACCCGAACCCTTGCCAAGCTGTTGTATTATCTCATTCTTTGTATATCTTTCAAAATGATCTGCACCTTCTTTGTCCCCCATGAGTCTCATAAGGTCTTCCTTTTTGTATATCTGACTCATACACTCTACAAGGGTGTATTGAAAATCTGACAATGGTGGAAGGCCTAAAAATTTAGGGTTTAAAACAAAAGTATGAACATCAACAGGGTTTTCTTCAAATGGGTTGTCGTCTAGCGCTTCAATAATATCTGAAAAATCAAGTGTCAATTAGTCCAACTCCAGACGTTACCTGGGATAGCCTGTTCATTATTTCTGTACGAATGTTTGGATACTTTGAAGCAACTTCTTTTAGAATATCAATAAGAACTTCATGTTTTCTTTCCATCTCTGCAAGCTCTTCAGCAATTTCTTTATTGTCCAGCAAGCCAGCACGGTGCAACATGTCAAGCCTCTTTGCTTCAATGTCTGCAATTAGTTTAATTGCCGTCGTCTTTGCGTTAAGGTTTGCGGTACTATCTGCTGAATCAATTACCTCATATGCCTTATTAATTAAAGATGAGTAGTGCTGGTCTGCCCCAACCAGTGCTTCCCTGGCTCTTGCATGTATGGCTTCATTGTTTGCAGCCATCTTTCGCCAGTCATTTAGCAGGTCCACAACACGGTTGCGTGGAATATCCAAAGTCTTTGCAATGTCAGCGGTGTCTGTTCCTTTTAGATACTCTGAAGCTACGGCATTTATTTGATCAAGGTGCTTCACTAAGTCTTTTGACACGTTTCCCTCTCTTGGATGGTATACGCTTTACACGCTCAGGATAGAAAGACCTAACGCCACATCCCATTCCTTTTTCCAACTCTAAACAATCTATCCAAGACATACCACTATGAGGATTTGTTACGTAGTTTAAGAACTTAAACTTTGTTCCCCATATACCTTTTATTTTAATTAGGTCACCTTTATTTACAGTTCGGCCCTCATCAGTTACAAAAGAATCTTCCCTAATAAAAGGATCATTAATCGTAATATTCTTTCGTGTCTTCATCTTGCCTCCCAATCGATTGACCTTGTTGACTTACCAATTTTAGCACAATGTACCCAACCAAATCAAGCATATCGTTGTCTCCAGCATAAACAGAACCATTCTTAATCCTATTAAGCTTGTCATCGATCCTAACATCCAACTGATCTCCTGCTGGAATCTTTGCAAAAATTTGTATAGGATTCAAAGCGGAATTACCGTAGGCAATATTCTTTTCTAATAATAGTGTTGCAATATTTAAGCATTCCAAAAGTATCTCTGGGCCAGCGGGGGCTTCTTTGCTTAGCGATATCAGGCTACTCATTGTCTTTATCCATTTTTC